CACTCGTCTCGCTCGGTGGAGCTGGGCATCCCGGAGATGGTCCGCGGCGTCACACCACATGAACGCCGGCGAGAACCCGCTTGAGCCTGCAACTTGAAAGTCATTTGGATTGTTTGCGCTTGCGCATTTCAGCGCACAAGGCGTCCGCCTTTTTCTTTGCCTCGCGCGCCACCAGCTTCTCGCGCTTGCTGCGCAGGAGCGTGATGGTCTTGTCGAGTTCGGCGATTTCGGGCGTGAGAATGCTGAAGTTAGTCATAAATGGTTACTCTCCATAGCCCGATTTGAGCCACCGCATAGCCGAGCCATATGAGACCGTGCCAGTAGCGGTGCTGGATGAGTCCGAGGTCGATGGCGACGGCGAAATAGATGAAGCCGACCAAGGCGATGAGGGCGCCGGAGGTCATCGGCGCGCTTTGGCGGTCTTCGCGGATGCGCGGAATGCTTTGGCGGTCGGAGCGCCGGCAGAACCGGGCTTTCGCATTTTCTCACCGCTTCCGGCGGCGATGCGGGCTTTTTTGGCGTGGATGTTGGCGTATAGTCCTGCGGGTTTTTTCATGGTTTGTTCTTTTTGATGGCTTCTCGGAAAAGGTATTGGATCAAGTAAGCGCCGGTTTCCTCGTCGCTGCTGGTGATGTGCTTTAGGAAATCCTGCACAACGTGATACAGCTCATGGACGAGCGATCCGGTGTCTGAGGCGTCTTCAATCCAAACGACCGCTTGGCCTCCGCAGCACATCGCCCAGGCGGCGTCGCTGTCGTCGGGCTGGTTGTCGGGGTCTTTGGGGTCGAGCTGGAGAATGTTCGCACACCGCCGGATCGCCGACGCTTGGGGAGTTCCGCAATAGAACTCCACGACCAGACCAAATGTCTGTTCTCGGACGACGAACCGGCGGGTGCGTTTCATTTAGGCGGCTTTCTTGAGGCGCAGGTTCGCGTAGTGCAGCGCAAGGCGGGCCTTGAAGTTTTCCCACAGCGGTTCTGCGGAAAAAATCCATGACACCTCGAAGTCATCCGGCGACTCCTTGCCGATGCGGACGATGCCGCGGCGTTGGACTTTCATGTCGGGGCGGTTCTCGTTCCAGAGTTGCTCGTAGCCGGCCAACTGGATCTTGTGCGCGCCGACAATGGCTTTGGATGTCTTCCAGTCCAACAGGACGATCTTGCCGTTGCGGTCGCGGGACGGTGCATCGATGGTGCCGCCGAAGAGGTATTCCTCGGAGACAAGCTGCACCTCCGGCTCAATAACGGTGAGACCTTCTTCGTCCCACCAGCGCTTGAAGTTGTTGAAGGCGATGGTCGCTTTCTCAACATCCGCGGGGCTGAACTCGGAGAGGTCGGCAACGTGACCGTGCAGGAAGCACTCGATGAGGAAGTGCGCGATGGTGCCGATGTCGGCGGCCTTGTCCCGGACCTTGCGGTAGTCTTGTCCCTCCATGCCCAATTTCCACGCCCAGTGGATAAGTCCGCTGCTGTCCTCGCCGATCTTGGCGATGGTGCTGGCGCCGGGAACGTCGGTGCCGTCTTTGAGCGGATACTTCTGGTGGGCGCGGGTCTTCTCAAGGCGTACGATTTTGCGTCCGTCCTCGGTGAAGCGATCCGGCGCCGCGGGCTTGGCGGCTTTCGCCGCCTTGCCCTTGGTGCTCGGTTTGCGTGTGGTGTTTTTGGCTGGCATGGGAATTACCAGGTGATCTCTTCGTCGTCGGTGCCGGTCTTGGCTGCGGCGGGCTTGGCTTCCGAAACGTCGAAGCCGTAGCTGGCAGCGCTGCCGCCATCTCCCCAGGTGACTAGTTCAAGCACCTGCACCGCTTTAGGCTGCAGCGTGATGCCGGCGCCGAGGCTGGCCGTGTACCAGGCGTAGGGCACGACAGCGACTTTGATCTTGGAGCCGCCACCAACATTGGCTTCAAGCGGCTGGCCGTCAGCGCCGAATAGTTTCGGCTGGCGGGAATACTCTTCGCCGGCCTTGGTCTTGCCGATGGCTTTGACCTTGAGCTTGAGCTGGACGAGGCCGTCATTTTCTTCCCAAGGCGCAGCGTGCATCTTGAGCTTGTCCTTCTTCAGCTCGCGCTTTTTGTCGGCGACAAACTCAGCGAGGATTGCTTCGACATCATCGATGAACGGCTTGGCGTCTTCTGCGGACAGCTCAAGATTGACTTTGAAGACCCCAACTTCGTCGAACTTGGTGTCGGCGCGGTTGAGGCTGGGATAGCGAGCGATGCCCGCGGGTGTGGTCAGTGTCGTGTTTGGCATGGATGTTATGTGGTTGGTTGTTGTGTTTGTGTTGGGACTAGGAAATCGGAGCGGCGAAGGATGGTGAGGAAGTCGGCCGCGCGTAGCGTGACGAGCCAGTCCTCGCCATTGCGCTTGTGCGCAACCACCGGGAAGAGCTTGTCTTTGGCGTCTCGGATGGCTTGGGCGATCCATGCGCCGATCTTGACCGCTTGGCAGAATTTGACCTCCCAGTGGATGTCTGGCAGACATGGGCAAACCACATCGGGCGAGTCGCCGAGTCCGCTGAACTGCTGGCCGCGGCGGATACCGGAGTCGCCAAAGGCTTCGCGCAACTCGTCGCGCCACATGCGCTCTCCGCGGGCGCCTTTGGCTCGGCTATTCATTGATGGCCTCCCAGAGTTGTTTCGCCGGTGCGTAGACGGAGCCGTCGCTGTCGCTGGTGCGGCCGACCGGGGCAGTGCCTTCAAAGCGCGTGAGGCTCGGACGCCATGTGAGGTTGAGCGTGCCGGTGCGGCCGGCGCGGTGCTTGGCAACGATCAATTCGGCATCTTGCGGGTCGGGTTCTTGGTCTTGCACAGCGTAGTAGCAAGGGCGGTGAACCAAACACACGATGTCGGCGTCCTGTTCGATGCTGCCGGACTCGCGGAGATCGGAGAGCTTGGGGCGGTTGTCGCTGCGGTTTTCGGCCTGCCTGTTAACCTGCGCGGCGGCGACTACTGGGATGCCGAGTTCCATCGACATGGCCTTCAGCCCGCGGCTGACGAAGCCAACTTCGTTTTCGCGGGACTGGGCGCCGGAATGGCTGACGAGCTGCAGGTAGTCTACGAAGATTGCCTTCACGCCCCAGCGGCGGACGGCTAGGCGGGCGCGGCCGCGGATGTCGAGGAGCGTCAGACCGCCGCGGTCATCAACGTAGAGCGGTTCGCTGGCAAACTGCGTGGCGGCATCCATGATCCGGTGCTTCATGGAAGCGGTGAGGAATCCGTTGCGAATGATCTCAGTATTCGTCTCAGCGCGGCTTAGGACAACGCGCGCGGCCAGCTCGTTGGCGGGCATCTCAAGGCTGAAGTAGACAACCGGCACGCCGCGGCGGGCCATGTTGTCGGCCATGTTGAGCATCAACGCGCTTTTGCCCATGGCGGGACGGCCGGCGACAATCGTGAGCTGTCCTCCGCGGAGACCGCCGGTGACTTGGTCGAAATCGCGGATGCCGGTCTGCAGTCCGAGCTTCCGGCCGCCAGACATGAGCGCTTCCAGTTCGTCGAGGAGTCCGGGGACGATGGCGCTCGGTGCGCGCATGCTGTCAGTGGCGGTCGTGAGGCTGAGACTTAGGACCGCTTCGCCAGATTGTTGTAGGACGCTGTCGGCATCGGTGGCCATGTCCTGCGCCGCGGCCTGCATCGCAACCGCAGAGTCAATGATGCGGCGGCGAGCATGGAGATCTCGAAGGGTTTGCGCGTGATATTCAACGCCGGCAGAACCACCGGCAGACTGCGAAAGAAACTCGGTGATGGCGCCTGCGCCGCCAACGAAGTTCAGCTTATGCTTCGCATCGATGCGCTGGGTCGTGGCGATAAGGTTCGGCGTGCCGCCTTCGCCGCGAATTTCGGTGATGGTCTCAAAGACCAGCCGGTGCGCGGGTGTGAAGAAAAGATCGGCGTGAAGACCGGCGACTTCGTCAACAAGGCGCGGGTCGGCGAGCAGACTGCCGAGGACGGCTTGCTCGACGGCAGGCGATTGGGGCACAGTGCGTTTCATGAAAATCTCCCTTCGTCGTCGTCATCACTCATCACTATGACAATGAAGATCAGCGTGCACATCAGCAGGCTGAAGAGCGTGAGTTCGCTGACGCTCATTTTCTTTCTTCCTCCGGGCGAGACGCGCGCGACGGCGCTCCCAGCGGTCGCAGGCTGCGTCTACGAGGCGAAATGTTTCTTCGAGCCATGGTGTGATGTGGTGTTCGGGCGGTGGTGGCGGTTGATGCTCAGTGGCCATGACGTTTTACGGCTTTCTGTCGTGGCGTGATCTGTAGGCATATGTTGGCAAATGTTGGCATGGGAATCAAGGGTTTTTTGGGGTCTTTTTTTGGGGCTGTAGCCCGTGTTTTTGCGTCTGCCATGAATCGCGCAAATGGCCCCAGTCGCGCGGCTCAGTAACATCTGTGCTGTGACCGCAAAGGTCGCAGGTGCCGAAATGGTAGGTCGCGCCATACGGATTACCCTCGGGTCGCTTGCCGTGCAGCCGGCCGCACTCGTCGCATATCCAGTCAGGATATGGCTTGAGGAAGATCGCCTCGTAGTTGCGCCGGTAGCGGTCGCCATCGACCGGCCGCGGGGTATCGCCTTTGCCGGCGCTCATAGCTCGTAGCCCTCCGGTGAGGCAAACTCGTCTTGCGAGAAGATCGGCTTGCCAGACTCCTCGAGGAACGGGAAGTGCCGCAGGCAGGCGGACGCGCGCCCGCGCAGCTCCTTGACCGTCTTTGGCCGAGTGCTGGGGTGCAAAAGGTCGGCCAAGAACTGGCGGGTGCGCCGGAGGGACCAATATTGTTCGTAGCGCAGGCTCATAGCGGCTGGGCAGCCTCAAGCAGGGCTTCGTGCTTTTCGTTGGCGATGGCATCGGTTAGCGCCGCGCAGCGCTCTAGGACACGCTTGAGCCGGTTGTTGCGCTTAATCAGCTCACGGTTTTCGGCCTGTAGGTCTTTGATTTCGGCGGTCTGCCGGCGGTCTTCGTTGCGCATAAACTCCAGCTCTGCGGAGGCGCCGAAGTTGTTGCCGAAGCCGATCTCGCCGACAACCAAGTCAGGCACCATCATTTGGCCCTCCTTGCCGACTTGCCGAAGAGCCAGGTGTTGCGGCGTGACGAGCTGACCGTAGTCAGCCCGCGGCTCTCAAGGAACCGGTCGCACGCGCGGTGAATCTGGAGGTGGTGCATCTGCGGGTAACCCGGGACGCCTTCCTCCAGCTTGATGGGGCGGCCGTTCTTAGCGTGCATCGCGGTCCTCCTGACTCATGGCGAGCTGCGCGACCAGTGCGCGCAAAACCATGATTGTGCTGATAGCCTCGTCGGCGATCTGCTCGAGGTATTCCACGTTGACTTGGAGGTTGGTTGCTTTCGGCGCTTTGCGGGCGCTCGCCGTCTTGGTGGTTTTCTTTGCGGGTTTCATAAAGTTACTGGTCAAATGTACAAGCAGGGGTAGGACATTGGCTGTCTTAGGGGTGTATGAAGTGTTTAGTGGTTGTTGATAACTGCGTGGAGGTTCTTCGCTGAAAAAAAAAAAAAAAAAAAAAACAACTGGTTTCTCAGATTGCAGTTGCGACTTGGTGCAAAAGATCCCAATTCTCAGGGGTTCGGTCGGACATCAGTTCGCCATGGCCAAATGGCGAATTGAACCGGCGAGCGCGCTGACGAAGTTCCGGTGGCGTGTAGGTCGTTTTGCGGCGGTTGCCTAGCTCGGCGCGAAGGTAAAAGAGCCACTGCTTTCTGTCAGGAAGGTAGACAGCCAAGATGTCGTAAGCATGGGCTGAATAAATTTTGCCATTTGAATGGTTTTCAATCTGATACCGGCCTAGTTTGGTGCACCAAACTCCGGTTTTTACCTGCACCACAATCGGGCGATGCCCAGGCAGACGCACAATGTAATCGAAGTCCTTGCCGCCGCCAGAATGAGCTGCGACCTCATAACCGCGCTCCATCATCTCAATCTCAAAGCGCCTTTCGACAATGGTGCCTTTCGGAACGGCGCCTAGCGGTGCGATTATTTGCTGCGTCACGCTGCGTTCTCCTTCTCGAATTGTTCCCGCATCTCGGCGAGGCTGCGCTCAAGGGCGGTTTGTTTGGGGCGGCCTTGGGGTGGCAGCTCGACGATGGTGGGCTTGGCTGGCGGCTCGGGCGGGAACGGCTTAACCCAGCCCGCAGCGATGCACTTCTTGATGGATTCGACGGCTTGCTGTTCGTTGACCGCAGCCAGCTCGCCCAAGATGATCTTGGCGGCGAGCGGCGTTAATGGGTTGCGGCGACCCTTGATTGGGTTGCTGCGGTGCTCAATGAAATGCAGCCACCATTTTTGGAAGCCGGGGCCGTGGGGCAGGGGAACAGATGCTGGGTCGAATTTGGGGTCGGTGGCGCGTTTTGGTTTGTTGGCCCTTTCCGAAGAAGAAGGTAGCGAAGGCGACGAAGTCGCCGGAGCGGGCGCGGCAGCGCTTGTTTTAGTAGTCTTACTAAGTCTATTAGTCTTATAGGGGTCAGATGCTGACACTTGAGTGTCGCCATTTGACCCATAGGTGTCGCCATTTGACCCATAAGGGTCAGTAGCTGACCGGTCAGATGTTGACACTTCGGGGTGCTGAGCAACGCGCAAAAGCTGATACTTGGCGGCAGTCCCTGGCCCACCGGCGCGGAGCACCTTGATCTCTCCGGCATCAATAAGTCGGCGCAAGGCGTCCTTAACGCCGTTGCGGCTTTTTAGCCCAGAACGCTCTTGCAGCATGGCAACCGTCATGCTCGCCTCGTCAGGCGTTTCCTTTGGCGCGCGCCAAGCCAGCACCGTGAGGACCATTTTGGCTGCCACGTCTTGCAGGTTGCAGGCATTCACCGCGTAGTTGGTGGCGGCTACGCTCATCGGCGCCACCGGTTGCGGCGGATGCCGTCGCGGTTCTCGAAGACAAGGCGGCCCTCGGTGTCGGCTTTGACGTAAACGCACTTGATGCGCTCGCCGGCCGACCAGTCCGCGGCGTTTTGCACGGAGCAGATCACCGGCTCCGACCAGTCGGGCACAGAGACAAACAGCAGGCGTCCGTTGGGGATCTTCTTGGGGAGAACTGCGCCGGTCACTTGGTCGCCGGGCTGGTAGCCGACCTGCTTGGCGACAGTCTCGGCGAGCTGCTGGTCAGACAGTGGGGCGGCTTTTAGGATGGCTTCGGGCTTGGCTTCTGGCGCAGGCGAGGGGACCGGCTCGGGTTGACTGATGGGTTGGCTGATTGTTGACTTTGCGGCGGACAGGATGTGCTTGATCATAAGGTGTTTTTGTGAAAAATTTCGGGAGACTGAAGCGGTCGGGGGTATTTGCAAAAGTCAGAGCGCTGACCCCCGCCCCCCCGGGGCGGACAGAGGAATGTGCTTGTTGATGTGCAGATATGAGTCATTGGTCATGATCTATGTTGTATTGAGTTATTCCTCGTTGTTGCTGTAGGTCAAGCACTTACGCGTTACTGATAGCTCCATTATCGGCACGATCCGGCAATTCCGCGGCCTTTTGCGCGTCCGGTTCCCGAGGGCCGACCGGTTCAAATGGCACATCGATGACCTGGTCGCTCTTCAGCCCGCTCACAAAGCTGGCCCAGGCATCAGCCGCCGGAGCCATCACGTGCTCAACTCGCTGGGTTGCGCCACCGGACAGCAGCTCTGCTTTCTCTGTTGCTACTGCGGACATGATCGTCAATTCGTGAGCACGCATGTCAGGAACCCTCTCAAAGAGTTCCGCGGTTCCAACCGCAGCCAGAGTCCGCCAATTCTTGCTGGTGATTTCCCGTGCGCGCTCTAACAGTTCCGGCCGGTTGCGTATTAACGCTATCGTCGTGTTGTAGCTTGTGTTGAATGCGCGACAAATCTCTCGGATCGACATGCCAGCCATGTGCGCCGCGGCGATCTTCTCGGCCTTCGCTTCGGGCACGTCCAAGCCGGTGCATCGGCCGACACGCACAGGCGCAATCTCCGGCTCCAGCTTGGCCTTCTTCGGCTTCGGCTTCGATTGTGTTTTAGGTCTCGCCATAAATCATTCCTCCGCATCGCCACGCAGCACAGCCGGACGCACCCAATTCGGGTCATTCTCGCCACCTTCACGCCCGCTCAAACAAAGCGGCTCCTGCGCGATTTTAACGCCCTTGCTATGGGCTGAGATCTCGTTAAGCGCGCGGGTCAGACTCCGCACTACGCTCCTAGCCTTGGTCGCCGTGCAATCCATGGCCCAGGCAGCCAAATGTCCGCCTTGCCAAGACCGCAGATAAGGCCGCGCGCCTTTGATTGTGCGCAGCACCGCGGTCAGCTTCGGCTCGCGGCTTTGGAAGAACCAGCGCCTGCCGCCGACATTCCAATAGCACAGCGCCGCGGGATAGCGCGGGAGGCCGGTCTTGGGGTTGATGCTATTGGTCTTCAAGCCGCCAACCTCCGTTGCAGGATGTGCTTGGCCCACCAGTCGATTCCCTTGGTCAAGTGGTAGCGGCCGCAATACTTGCACTCGTAGACGGTCATCATCGGCTGACAACGACGCGCCTCTGCCGCGGTGTGAAATCGCCGCTTCCGTCCGCACGCTCGCCACTGCCGGAATGTCATCACTGCAAAACCTCCCGGTAACTCTGCGTCAAATCATCCCACTCAAACCCACGCGGCGCCCGCAGCCGCATCCAGCCATCCCGCAGCGAGTACCAACCCTCGAGCTTGTAGTTGTACTCCCAGCTCGCCGGCGTGTTGTGCGGCGCGGTGGCACGCCAGCTCGCCCCAGCGCAGGCCGAGAAAAGCAGGCAGGCTATGGTCGCGGCGGTCGCCTTAATCATTTCTTGGCGAAGAGGCGCCGGCAGACCTCGAGGAGTGCGCCAGCGGGTAGGCACGGCGAAGTGCCGTAGTTGTCCGTGATCTGGGCGCCGCAGTAGCGCGCGACGAGCTTCCAGAAGTTGATGTTGTCGATGGTGCGGTGGTTCATGGTGTCAGCATCCACATGGCTCACGCTGCAACCTCCAATCGCTCACGCTCCACCCGCTGCATCTCAAACATCCGCGCGTAAGCCGACCGCTGCATGGCTGCGAGATTCATGTTATCGTCATTGAGCTGATCATTGGTCTGCTCCAGCTCGGAGATGCGGTCCTTGAGCGCGTAGGTCTCCGAGCGATAAAGATCGCGGGCGATGCGCACGCAGCGCAGCAGCTCTTCAAGCTCGGCGATGCGCTTGTCTTGCTCGTTCACTTCGCACCGCCCTTTCTGCGCTTCGGACGAGTCGTCTCGTCGTACATCATCGGAATCAGCGCATGGGTGACCGCATCAACCATGACGTCCGTTTCTTTGCGCGAGTAATCGTCAAACTCTTGCGCGTATGTGTGAAATTCCTCGCGGTGTGCGTTGAGAAACATCGTGAGGATGTCCAACGTGTAAAAGTCGAGGCCGGTCTTCACTTCGCACCGCCCTTCCACGACTGAATCGCCCGGTGCGCTTCCAGCATCGCCTCGTAGTACTCAGCCTGCGGTGCGCCTTCGGTCGCCAGCAGCATGCGCTTGACTAGCTCGCGCGCATAGTTGCGCTCTTTGATGAGCTTGAGCATCGGCGACTCAAGCTGAGGCAGCGAGGCGGCCAATGCTTCAACCACCGGGATGACGGCGTCCGCGGCGCCGAGGCATTCGGGGTCACCGCATTCGCAGAGCGCATCCGGGTGATACGGCGCATCGATGGTCAGGTCGATCATCGTGCGCCTCCGATCTTGTTGATTGCGGTGAGGGCGGCGAAGGCGCCGACAACAAGAACGACCACAACCGTGAAGGTCGGGTCGGCGAGATAGCTCAAGACTTCGAGCGTGGTGTGTGTGGTGTTTGTCATAGAGAGTCCGTTGCCGTCATCTGTTGGCATCTGTTGGCATCGACGGCGTTGAAAGTCCGCGCCTGCATGAAATTCTCCACCGCACGCACCGAGATACGCGTGCCCTTGTTGGGTCCGATGTTAAACGCCGGCAGTTCGCCGCGGGCAATCCAGCCGCGCACGGCGCGTTCGCCAACTCCCATTCCGCGGGCAACTTGTTTGACGGTGAGGGCGAGGTGGGCGTGCATCGATTTCGCAGAGAATGCCCACAGATGCCCACGGATGCAAGAATTATTTTTAATGCAATGGGGTGAACGCCTTATTTGACATCTGCTGGCATCTGCTGGAGTGTGCTGCCCATGAAACAAAAACAGGAAAGACTTGTCGGCACACGCAAGTCAGTCTTTGCGAACCTCACCGATACAACCCACAGCCGGCTCCAGCGCCAAGCTGAGGCGTCGCACTTGAGCGCTGCGAAGTATACCGCGGTGGCCCTGGAGTTCTACATGTCGCTCGAGGACGCCTTCGGCGGTCCAATGACCGAGCAATTCCGCGCCATGATCCTGCGGAATGTCGGCGGGATGGCCGCCAAGCTGGAAAAAGCCCTCAAGTAACCCGCTGATTTACAGAGGGAAGTAACTATTTTACATAGGAGCAAAGATTTTTCTCGTAAATGCCTACAGATGCTGTAAGGTGCTAACAGATGCCAATGGCATCAGCACCACATGAAATACACCACACATCGCAACAAGGTCCGCAGCAGCATCGCGGTCTTCAACTACACCGGCAGTGACTACGTCATTGTCCGCGGCATCGGCGGCACCGAGATCCTCGGTCGCTACAAAACACTGCGCGAGGCGTCCGAGGCGTGCAGCAAATACAATCAACAACTGGCCAGGGAGCTTGGGGCTTAACATGAACACCGGAATCAACAAAGACGGCACCTTCCAGCCGCAGATCACAATCACGCGCTACAACGGCACGCTTAAAGACCGTTACGAGTGCTACCGCCAAAACGCAAACGACGGCAAGGGAGGAGACATCACTCGCGGAGGCGCGCCGCTCAAAACCTTCGACGAGTGGCTCGACAGCTAACTGCAACAGCGCCTGGGTCCAATCCCCAGGCGTCCACACCACAATGAAAATCCAAAACGCCATCAACAAACTGCACAAAAACGGTTTCGCCGTTGCAACGCAAGACGACCTCTTCTTCACCGCGTCGAAGCAGGGACTCCGGCGCGTCGTCGAGTTCAGCCGTAACGGCCGCAGCGACGAAGCAACGTGCATCGGCACCCGCCCGATCAACGACCACAGCGATCCTGTCACCGACTACTGCGCGACATTCTTTTGCGACAGTCTCGCCAAAGCAATTCGTTCAGCCGCCAACTAACATGAACATCAACGCCATCGCCCAGTCCGCCGCTCACTTCAACGAGCAGCACGACTACGACATCGCCGCCGCCCTCAAGCTCACCGAGCTTGTCATCCGGCACGCTCACACGGTTCAATTGGCCCGTAAAGAAGCCGCCGATCCGCAGCTCCAGCTACCCATCGAGGAAGCCGAATGAAACCGCTCGCCATCCTCCTCGCCGCCGCGCTCACCGGCTGCCAGACCGCGCCCGAGCCGCTGGTCCGCCAGGGCATCCGCATGATGCCGGTGCAGGTTGTCACGTCGCCGCCGGGCGCCATCATCGAGTACAACAACGAGGTGGTCGGCGTGTCGCCGTGCGTGATCAAGCTGCCGGCCACGCCGGAAGGCAACTGGCGCGACTTCCAGCAGGCGCACGTCCTGCGCGCTGAGATGGCCGACTACAGCGACTGGGAGTACAAGGAGTACAACGCCGGCGCGCCGATCCCGGAGCGGGTGGTCTTCATCTTGGCTGACGCCCAGCGTGCTTACATGCAGCAGCAAAGGTGGGTGCGATGACCAAGCACGACTACCTTCTCACCGGCACGTTCCCTTGGGACGGCCTACGACTCGCCGGCCGCCGCTTCGACAGCCCCGAGCTGTTCGCCATGATGCGCCGGCAGTGCCTGAGCGATACCTGCGTGCGGCATGCGTGCGCCGACCTCGATGTGTTGCCATTCGCCGAGGAAGTTGCGGGGATTGAGGCGTATATTTGCCGCAGGGAAGCGGCGTATGTATGATCGCTTCCATGCCAAATCCGCCGTGGATTCAGTGCCCGTTCCCGGGTTGGGGCTACGGGTCTATGGCGTGGCGTATGTCTGGCGAGGACGTCTGGTGGGACTGGGTTGCCGCGTGGCGCAAGCTCGCGCACCAAGAGCGGCTTGATTACATCGCGCAATATCCGGCGCCTCAAGGATGGGCGCCGTTTTACGAATACTGGTTAAACATCGAAGAACGCGAGGCCCGAGACGGCAAATACTAGGCCGCGGCCCCAGCTTGCTGCTGACACACTATCCGGCACGCCGCCCGCAAACCCGCATAGCAACAGAGGCAGAGCAAAGATTAGAAATCCGCTGCTCTATCCCCTGAGCTACGGGAGCAAGGTTTGTTTTTCTCTGTTATTGTGGTGCCAACAGGTGCCAACAGATGCTGACTGTGCTGGCACAGTTTGGCTCACTACTTGGCACACTTTTGGCACACCCGACTTGACTGAGCCAAACGCAGATGCAATCTGTCTGCCATGGAGACCATCATCAAAGCGAGAGGACTGACCGGAAAGCTGCGCATTGCCGCCAATTCGCCGTATTACCGGCTGCACTTTTATCATCCCGAAAAGCGCATCCGCCAGCGCATCAGCCTCGCCACCTCCGACCTGCCGACCGCCAAGGCCAAGGCCAAGGCCATCCTCGAGCGCACCGCGGACGAGGGCATTGCCGCGCTGCGGGACTTCTCCCGGCGCGACACCAGCTCCACGGTTGGAAAGGCTTGTGACCATTACTTGGCGACCAGCACGGTGGCTTTTCGCAGGGACAATGTGAATTGCCTCTACCGCGTTATCAAGGCTGCCCTGCAGACCGATGACGGCCAGAAGGTCCGCGACCTTGCGCTCTCCCGCCTCAACCGCGCCCTGGTCGCCGCCTACTTGAAGAGCGCCGCGGTCAAGACCAGCACGCAAAAGTCTTGCCTTGCCAGCGCCCGGGCGATCTTCGCGCGACAGAACGACTGGGAGGGCTTCGATGGCTTGCCGGACATGGGCGAGTTCCGCGACGCCTGCACCCGCACCGGACTGCGCGTCCACCTGGACGCCTTCCAGCCCTTGCCCGCGGAGACCCTGGAGGAGATCGACAAGGCGACCAGGGTCACCGGCGGCGGTATCCGGCGCGCGTGGATCTTGGCGCGCTACCTTGGGCTGCGTCCCAGCGAGATCGCCGGCTTCCGCAAGGGCTGGATCGAAAGGCGAGGGGAACAGCACTTCCTGTGCGTCCGGCAGCGTCCCTCGGAAGACTTTGCGCTGAAGACCGGAAGCCGCGGAGAGCGCGACATCGGCATCCCGCCGGACATGGCCGCCGAGCTGCTCGCCTGCGATGACTACGGCATTCCGGGCGGCACACCATACACGCGATACAATTGGCTCATGCGGGTCTTCAACGCCTTCCTGCGCGGCTACCTGCCAGACCGAGACCAGCTCCTTTACACGCTGCGCAAACAGGCGGGCAGCGACTGGCTGGTTGCGACTGGGAAGATCAGCTTGGTGAGCAAGCTGCTGGGGCACACCAGCGCGGCCGTGACGCTGCGGCACTATGCGACCTATGAGTCGAGTGTCACGCTGCCGGAAGGAATCTTTGGGACAAAATGAAAGGGCCAGCCGTAGCTGACCCTTAGTCTCTTTCCGGGCGTGCCGGATGAGTTATTTAGGTTGGGCGTCTTTCCGCGGGGAGATGTCGGCGTTGCGGATGCCTAGCGAGATAAACGCGCCGTTCTCGCCCAACTCCTTGCCAATAGTCCAGGCGCCCGGGCGCGAGAACTCGGCATTGAAGCTGTCGATATCCTCTTGGTGCTTGCGCTGCTTTTCTAAAAGTTGTTGTTTCGTCATGGCACTGTCTCCAAGTCTCCTATATACCCCAGCAGGCTGGCCGCGTCAATCTCGTCAAGCGCCCTTTGCGGGTCATAGCGTTCGGCTATTTCGGCGCGGCGCTTCCGAATGCCTTCTTTGGCGGCCTTGGAAAAGGCCACCTCTTGGTCGCGCAGTGCCTTGGCCGCTTCACGCGCTTGCTTAATGTATTCGGACACGACCTTTTTATCTGCCGCCGGCAGAGCATCGTATTTCTTTCGATTGCCGCGGACGTAGTCAGAAAATGCTGACTGCATTTTTTTGGTCTCCGGTATTTCCATTGTCTGACCAACGCGCGCCAAGGCTTGGTCTGCAGACATGCTGCCGGATTCGTTTATTGCCTTAGCCAGCGCATCTAGATTGTCGCGCCCAGAAAACATTGCTTCGTTTTTCCTTAGGCGAGACTGCAAGTTGGCCCGGACGTTCGCAGGCTGCAAAATTGAGGTCGGCGCATCTGCCGTGATGCCCCTGACCGCCTTGTCGTAAAACAGCTTTTGTACAGCGTCTCGGAATGCGCTTGGAGCAACTTGATCAGACGAGCGATAGGATGGAACGACCATGTCTTCCGCCGTGGTCACCGACACTCCGTGTTTTTTCATGACGGCTTGGACCGCAGTCTTGCTGCTTTTGACCGCCTGCATAAAGTCGCCGTCGTAGAATTGGCCGCCGATGAACACACCGCCATCTGATGGAGTGTAACCAGTAAAAATGCGGTTGCCCTTGTTGTCGCGGATTTTTGCCAGGTCAGTAACAAACGCTGTGCGCTGCGCCGTCGTCATTTGCGAGGTCTCAAACGAAACTACCGTCTGCTTTTCCACCGCCGGATCATACAGCTCTTTGACGCTTGGCCGGCGGAACAAGTTACCGCCCTGCTGCTCGACCGCCTCATTGACGACCTGCATCAAATACTTTGTGTCGGCCGTATTGCCGCGGATCACTGCGGTAATCTGCGGCGTCTCGGTGTAGCTGCCGTCGTCCATCGTGAATCCGCCGAGGTCGGTCTTCACTGAATCAACTTGCAGCTTCATGCCGTGCTCGGTCGCCAGTCCAGTCAGCTCGTCGGCCAAGTTGTTGGCGTAATGGGCAGTCATTCGCGCCAGCGGATCTGGATCGCCAGCCGCTTTCATTGCGGCCAGAGCACTATTGATCGCTGTGGCCGTCCGCCCGGTGCCTACGGTCGCCACTTCAAATGGCATCTCCTGCATGGCCATCGCGGTGTAAGCGCGCTCCATGGCGTCGAGAACTTGGGCGCCGCGGACATTGCGCTGTCCGCCGGTTCCGGCAATCGCCTGCAGTTCTTGCTTCAATGGTTGAATGCTATCGCCAAAAAGCGAAAGGTCGTTGTTGGCGAGGATCGGGTTGTCCTTCTTTTCAATAGCCCACAAGATCTCCTGCGCATTACGCGCAAACAGCTTGTCCTTGCCAAACATGGACGCCAACCCGCGTCGGTTTAATTCATCGGCGAGCAAACCGTCGATAGCCTGCTGCGTGTCGTAAAGGCGTCCGCCGCCGCCAGGAGAAAGTCCGGCGTCGGTGCTTCCGGTGTAGGTCGTGAAGTCGGCACCGGCGAACGGCGCGCCACTGTCTACGCGGGTCTTCCATGTCTCCGCGGTCCAGTCGAAGTTGCCCTCAATGCCTAGCGACCGCGCCTGCTGGTAGCGAAGCTCCGCGGGAGAATTGATGCCAAGCTCTTTGGTAACCTTAGACCACCGCGGTGAACCGATAGCGTCTTTGGCTGCCTTTGTTTTTTGCGTCCACTCAAACGGCTGTTTGAGGTCTACGCGCTTTTTGGGATCTAAAATAAACCCGGGCACCGCCACGCGCTTTGCTGCCATGTCCCACATGTCGATGGTCGCCTTGCCCGCCAGGATGCGCTCGGTCTCCTTGAGTTGCTCTGGCGTTAGCTTTGGAGCGTTTGGATCAACGAGCTTCAGCGACTTGGCCGCGCGCGCCTCCAGCATTTCAACTGCCGCAGTGTCACCGGCTTTGCGGGCTACCTCGATCAACTCCGAAAGACCGTTGATGTAAAACGTGCGAACCTTGTCCTGCACGCCTTTCATATCCAAGTTGAAGTGCTTGCCGGCTTTGAAATCGGCCTGTGTTTGGCGTGTTGCGCGCTGCGCCTCTCCGAATCCCATCTTGTAGCCGGCCGTGAAGTCTCCGACTACGCTGGCCGCGGCGCCGGCCGACTTGGTGCTATTGACCGGGACGTTGGTGCGCTGGCTGCCAAGAGCCAAATACCGGAGCATCTCGTCGGCGCGATTAAAGCGCGCGGTGCCGGTTGATTTCGGGTCTACAATTTCGGCTAGGCTGACAGCCTCATTGGCCATGTCGGAGTAAAAGCGAGCGCTCTTCTGCGCAAACGGAACGTCGCGCCTTCCCGTGTCCTCGACGCGATCTGCGAGCAGCTTTACTAGCTCGCGCACCTCGGTGAAATTGCGAGGCATGCCTGGGGCGTTGCCAACTAAGCCGTAGCGAGGCGGAAGAACAACGCTGCCTGGCACCGGATTCTTTGGATAGAGCGCAGAGTCGCGGTCTTTAGCCAAAAGAGATTTGTCGTAGACCGCATGAATCTTGCGCGCGGAGTCTTCAATTGGGTCAGGAATGGAATCCGGCATCGCCTGCCCACGCGGCGCCCTGCCACGTTCAAGCCCCGGAGGATCTTCCAACAGCTCAGACGGCCGGCGCCCGCCATCGTACACCTCGCGGTTATGTCGCGCCGCCGCGGCCCGCGACTGGCTCGGCGTCTCGCCCATGGGATTGTCCATGGTGTCTGAGCCAAAACGGAAGAAGCCGTCCTCGCTAATGCTGCCAGCGCCGATGGCCAAGAAGTCCGGCCCGAGATCCTCGTTGGTCTCAAAGTGCGTGCGCTTGTTGGTGCTGACCACACGGCCGTCTGCACCGACAAAGGCGGCGCGCCTGGCTCGCTCATTGAGCGGGATATCTGCGCGTCCGCTGTAGTCCGGCATCATCTGCGCCCTGGCCGGCTGCCTGTTGACCATCCCTCTCGGAGCCTGCACGTCGCTGTCCATGTCCGGCCGCGGCGCTGGCTTGTCGGGCATGAAGTTGCCGTTGGCCCAGTTGTAGTCCATGGCGGCGCCCTTGCGGCCGGTCCCGCTCACAGCGTTAATGTTCTCGAGGAGGAGCGTTTTGATTGCGCTACCCTTGCCAAATGTTCCGGCCAGAGGATTCTTGCCGCGGTTGACCGCGGTTCCGGGATTGATGAGCGCATTGACGATGTTCTTGCGGTCGTTGCCGATAGTCGCGGCGCCGTCCTTGCCTGCGCGCTTGTCGGACATCCACTGCGTCACGTCGTCCATGATGGCCTGCAAGCTGTAGCCCGGGCCGCCGTTGGCGGGGTCAAGCGATGGATGGCGCTCGGAGATGGCTCGCATGGCGCGGTTGCGCAGCGTGGTCATGTCCAGAAGTTGGGCCAGCAGATCGCCGGCGGCGTTTGTTGTCCACTGGTCGAAGACAACCTCGCGGTTGATAGCGTCAATGTCGGAGACGCGCGAAGCCTTTACCTTGTCCGCGGAGTTTCCCTTGGCGAAGTAACGCACCTGCATCGACTCGCCGGAGTCGGCCAGACCTTCCATGGCATTGATCATCGGCAGCCACGGCTTCCAATGCACTTGCAGCGCCATGGTCTGCGGCAGGCGCCGGCCACTAGCGCGGATGCGGCCATCGGCCCAGCGCTTCAGTCCGAAGGTTGGATCTCCCGGGGCGAGCAGAT